AATTACGATCATGGCCATAGAGGCCTGTGTTCCTGTGTAGCCGGACGCGACTTTCCGGAATTTTGACACGGGCTTCCGGAATTTTCAAAACCTAGTCGGACCCCGCTAGTAGCTCTATAGAGCCCTCGATTCGATGCGTACCGGCTGTGTCATAAACGCTGAATGATATTTCTCGGCCGACCCCAGCCAAGTCTGCTCTTTCGAACTCCGGAAACAGGTCCACGGTGGAGGCATTAGCCTTATTCACCAGGTATGCTAAGCAAATCAAGAGGCAGCCTTTGATCCAATCAGGATCGCCACAATAGGCGAAGGCAACGTAGTACTGTTGCGCCACTGGATGTAGCGGCCGTGACCTTCCTGAGTTAATCGAGTTCACGGTGCCCTCCCTTGAACGTCTTTAAAGCGGGCTAAAAGCTGGTTTGAAGGAGAGGGCCGTAGCGCTCCTTCTTTGGTCACTGGTGGGGTGCGGCAAGTACGCCAATCGAGCTAGCTGTTGCGCGGTATAAGGTGCACTCGGATTGCGATGGCTGCGCCTTGGCGTTCCTTGCGATGTTCGCCTTCACATAGGATAGCCCTTCAGGAGAAGATAGCCCCATGGAGACGAAGTAGCGGTCTAGCCCTTTCTGGTCTATTTCGTAGCTGCAGGCCTGCGTGTTCCCAATAATCCCCGCTAAGCCGATCGCGGCCTCCATCTGAGCACTGCTCATGTCTGCAAGGCTGGGAGAAGCTGTCAAAAGCAAAAGAAGTATGGCAGCCAAGCGCGTCATTTTTCCTCCTGATCTCTAACCGTTTGCATGACTAGCCCCGAACGCGAAAACAGTACAGGTCTAATCCGTAGGCCGAATTTGGCATCTGTGCGGTGGTGGAGAAAGAAGCCTTGAGGCGGCTTGGCTATCTACCCCAGCATTCATATAGTGGCTCGCTATACAATTGATTGGGGGTACGCTTTGAACAACGTCGAGACGGTCTACAAAAAAGATTTTCCAAACGGGCCGATAGAAATTGTGGGTTCCAGCGAGTACGCCGCCCACGTCGGCCTTTCAGGGCTGCCGCACTTGACGATTGCACTGGAACGCTACGTGAAGAATGTATCTGCACCTATATGCCTCGATATAGGTGCAAACATCGGCGTCACATCCATCCTAATGGATCAAGTCCTGTCTGGCGCGAAAATATTTGCGTTCGAACCGCATCCGAAAACCCATCGTCAACTTGAACAAAACATCTCGTCTAACAAAAGCGGAAGCAATGAGATTACCGTCTTTCCGTTTGCACTGGGGAAAGAACAAGCGACGCTGAAGTTCCGAGACATCGACCAATATAATACTGGCAACTCGCTTCTCATTGATGGGTCCCTCGCAGAAAAGGCGCAAAACTCCATATCTGTAGCGGTGGAGCGACTGGATAATCTGAACATCGCGCCGGGACATCGTATCAACCTCGCCAAGATCGACGTCGAGGGGTTCGAGATAGATGTGCTGAAGGGCGGCGTTGCCACTTTCTATACGACTGATCTCGTCCTCCTGGAATTCAATCATTGGTGCCTGACCTCCCTCGCCAGAACCTTCCCCGAAGACGCGTTGTCTGCAATTTTCTCGCACTTCAGATTCGTGCATGTGTATGACCACGAAATTCAGTCGTACAGACGGATAGCCTCTGATGCAGAAAAGTGGTCGTTCCTTCACTCCAATATGGTGAAAAACAACGTCGACGATCTGCTATGCACGAACCTTGATAGCGTGGCGGCTGCTTTTAATTAGCTGTTCGTGGGCCAGGCGGTAGCATCGACTGCCGCCATGGTCGTGATCGTGCCAGCCGCGATTGCGCCGACGATATAGGCTTCGGTAGCAAAGCAGTTGCTGACAAAATTCATAACACCGGTAGCCATGGAGATTGCGTCGTCGCGGTTGAGAGTGAAGAACCTGCCGTCCAAGCATTTCCATTCGGTTGAGAAGGACGAGCCGACAGTGTTCGCAGCAACCGCCACACTGGTTATCTTGCCCTGACTGTCTCTGTCAGTAGCGATAGAATGACCATTGAAGGTGAAGCCACCCGTTTCGACCGAATAGCGCTTAAAGGCCGCATAGGCGGCTAGATCAAGGAAACGGCCATAGGGGGAAAGGACTTCCTGAAGGGCGGCGTTGGTTTGCTCTCCATTTTCGTCACAAGGCCATGGTGTCGGCTGAAAGCCGGCTGAACTCCATGCTACATATGCCTCATCGGATTTCTCCACCAAGGCCTGAGTTGAAGAAGAATAAAGACGCCCATCCGCAGAGAGCCAATACCAATCATAAGGATTATAGGTCATGCGTATTGCCCTCCGGTAGAGACGCTCCCGGCGACGGTGCCGGGGAAATAGTTCGCGCCGCCGCCATTCGTGCTGATGATCGAATTCATGCTGGCCGCATATCTGGTGCCAGTTGCAGAGCCGCTGAATGTCGGCCCGGTAGAGGCACGTAAGACCGCTCCGCCATTTGCCGCAGCCACGAAAGCAGCAGTGTAGGTTGGAGTACCTACGGCTACGTTTTCATTGATCGCTATTGTGCCGCCGTTGACGTTGAGCGCCGAGCCTGCACCGGCCAAAATATTGCATCCAGCACTGATCGTAATCGTGGCGCCGGTGGCTGCAGTAATGAGGCCTCCGGAGATCGTTCCCGCTGCCGACAAAGTGACGTTGCTGATTGAGACCGTCGCATTGCTGGACGCGTAGAGTTCATGCGTCACCGTTCCGGATGGGACTAACCGGATGCCCTGAAACGAGACGTTGGCGTTGTTTATATCCAACACGCTAAAGATCGTCCCCGGTGGGGCAATATTGTAGTTGGCCTGATTGGCCGTGTCGCCTTTGACCACAATGGTTGCCGCAATATTCGCAGTTACAATGCGCTCGGCGTATGTTCCTGCAACGCCGAGCTGGATCGTGACAGTGTTGCTGGATCCCGCCTTCTTTGCACGGTTCAGCGCTTCACCGATCGTTGCCAGCGCGTGGCCGCTGTCGTTCGAAGAGCCATCATTGCTATCTGAGCCATCAGTCCTGACGTAAATCGTCACATCGCCGACACTCGGAACTTCCGAATACGCAATGCCAGCCAATGCCCAAGTTGTCCCGGTGCAGATGAGCGTAACGGTCGAGCCGGCTGGCAGATCGAGGGCATCGCCGGGGCAACCACGACGTTCGGAAAAGCTGACGGGAGCGAGGAACTGGCTGCGACCGTCCGGAAGCGGATCGTCTGGAGCTGCGCGCCGATCGAGGCCGATCGACAAAAGCATGGGGGTGATCGGCGTTTCATCGATCAGCAGATCGCCATCGTCGCCGAGCGCGAGATCGCACAGGCGCTTATTGGGGTCATAGACAATAGCGAGATCGAAAAACATGGCGCGAAACTATCGCGCGCGCGAACCTGAGATCATGCCTGCCTTGGCGGGCGGTCAGGCTGGCGGGCCGGTGAGAGACGGTCCAGGCGTCACATTGGTATGCTCGTGGGTAAAGCCGATATCCTTACCGTTGTGCGTCACTCGGCCACCTTCAATATCGACACCATCAGCCGAGACGCGGAAGGTGACGCCGCCGATCTTGACGTTGAGCGAGCCACCGGCCGCAACTTCGATATCGCCACTATCGGTCAGGACGATGCGATCGCCGTGCTGATTATATTGGCCAACGTCGCCCTCTTTGAGCTTGCCGAGGCGCTTGGACGGATTGGCGAGTGGCATGACGACCAGGTCACCTTCATCGCCGCCGACCGCCAACACGATCGCCAGCGCGCCATCGGATGGAACATGCGAAGCAGAACCATATGGCTGGTGGATTTCCACGTCATCCCGCCAGACGCCGTCCGCGACTTCGACCGAACAGGTTTGCACCTGTCCATCGTCCTTGATGTTCTTGATGGTGGCGCGACGGATCATGCCACGGGTCTTGTCGGCCGTTTCCTTGTCCATCAGAGCCCTTTCGCCGTGCCATCGAGCGGGCCGGAAGAGCCCTTCTTCTTACGCTTCGCGTTCTTACGCCGCTTGCCGACCGGTTTTGCATCGAAGGCTTCGGGGCTCATGACACCAAGCTCGGTGACGTCACCCTGCTCATCGCTCCGATTGGTCACCCGCGCGATGAGCATGTCGCGCTCGATGTCCTGAAAGGCGTCCGACACATAGGCGATCTCGTTGACACGCCAAAGATTGCCGCCAACATCGAAGCCCCGAACCTTATAGGTTAGCTCCTCCGATTCAGCGCGCGCCGTTCTCATACGCCAATCGGCTTCATCCTGGGCGCTCGTCTGGTCCGCTTTCGTGCGGGCCATATGGACGATCGGGCGATGACGCGTGATCTCGTCATCGACGGCGATACCGGTGGCGGCCGTTCCCTTGCGCTCCATGGTCGTTGCGGAGCCGTCACCCTGCGAGCGATCCTCGGGTGACAATGGCGCAGCTGTCGTGTCCAGGGCGGCTGAGCCAGAACGGCTCTTGCCGGCCTTTTCTCCCTGGCCACGCACATAGGTTTTGTTGTGCCGCTTCTGGTGACTGTAGCGGCCGCTTGAAGATTGCACGTTGCCGGGCAGTGTGAGATCGGCCGGCGCGCGCTTACTTCCGGTTCTGGTGATGACGACGCCGCCGACGCCATCAGACAGTACGAGGGCATGGCGGGAGCGAGCGCCTTTCTCTGTGGCGGAGAAGGCGGTCTCGGCAAGATCGAGCGAATAGCGCGGGAACGGTTCGCCCGTATCGATCTCGCTGCGGACGGTGAGGCCATAGGGCTGGACGATCCGCTTGACCGCTTCTTCCAGTTTGACGTTCTTGAACTCGCTTGGACCATCGGTCAGGGCGCCGCAATCGACCAGATCGCCTGTCTTGTCACGGCCGGAAATGGTTACCTCGGCGCGGCCGTCATCGATTTCCTTATTGACGTCATCGATGTACCCTTTGAGAACGATGGTTCCGTTGATCAAGACGTCGACGGCCGGTCCCGGCCGTAGCTTCGCGACGCTGCCCTTGCTGGCGTAGGGAAATGTCTGGATTGACCGCTTCGTGTCGCGTAGGACGAAATTAAACGAGCCTGAAAAGTCCTTCAGATCGCGGGTGACCTCGGCCGAGGTCCACTGATCGTAATCCTTGCCATCAACGCGCAACACTATGCCAGACCTGCGCGCCATCAGCCGATCACCTCAACATTGCCGGCGGGGATAGCGGCCGGGTGACGCGGATCGTTGCGAGCAACGATATCGAGATAGGCGTCCTCGATCCGTGACGGCGTATCGCCATAGACATGCTGGGCTAGCAGCCACGCATCGACCGGAAGATCAGACCGGAAGGTCAGGACGGATGGCAACCGGCCGATGGTCTCATTGATATCGGCGATAAATGCCGCCTGCAGACTGCGAACAGAGCGGCGCAGCGTGGACGAGGCAGCGAGGAAGATATCGGAGCTGATAGTCTCGATTGCATCGACCAGGGCGTCCGCGGCACTCGTAGCGCGACTGCGGAATGCCAAGGCTTCCTTGCTGGAGCCGTAATCGGCATAGACGGATTGAGCTGCGGATTGCGCCAGAAAATGGGCTGCTGCCGAAAGCAGGAGCGCGCGATCGGTGTCCGATGGCGCATCTGCACTTTCCGACGTCAGCGCCTCGGCCGTCGCCATGCCCAAGCTCATGAGGCTGAGTGCGGTCGGTTGCTGTTCGGTCGTCGCCTCCGCTGCAGGTGAGACGGACGCATCAGACGTGACGGCATTGATCAATGCGGCCGACGACTGAATGAGGCCGTCGAATTCTGTCGGATCGGAGGGCGTCGACGCCGCGATCGCGGCCTTGAGACGCGGCAAGGTGCGCGCGGAACCGGCCGGCGCTGCAAGATCGTCAACCACTGTGACGGCGATACGCCGCGAGCGTGACACAGCCTTGGTTCTGGTTGCCGACATAACAGACGAGACGACAGTGGCAATGGCGGTTGCGGCCGAAACAACGGCGTCGATCGCCGATGTCAGATCGCTCAAGCCGGACAGCCCGAGGATGCCGGAACTTGCGACACGCTTGAAGGTGGCGGAAAAGCGGGCAACGCGCAGCTCGCGATCGGAGAAAGAGATCTGCGCCGGTTGTTCCATGATGACCGTCATCGGGCCGAGCCATGGATGGATCAGCGTCGCCGGGCCAGCGGTATTGAACGCCGTTTCAAGGGCTTTTGCCTGGGCGATGTAATCGTCGCCGATGATCATGCCGCTGACGGAGACAACGTTCGGCGCTTGCCCGAAATCGTCATAGGCCGCTTCGTCCACTCCGGGAAATAGATACTCGACGACGCGCCGACCGGGTTCCGTCGTCGTATCCGGAATGTGGAAGTTGATCCCGCGATAGGAGCCGGGGAGAAGGCCAGGGAGTACCCAGTCGAGACTGTCGAACAACATTAGAGCCTCCCGATCGCGCGGCCGGTCTGCGAGCTGATGGGCACGTTCTGGACGGGCGCGGTTTGCTGACCGACAACCCGACCCGGACCCTCAACCGCAACCTTGACTTCGCTCTTGACCACGACGGAGCCCTGAACGGGGAGTGCGGCAGGAGCGACGGCCGGGCGGTTTCCGTTAGCCGGGATCCGTGGCAACGGCTTCAGCGAGTCTTCCAGATTGGCGTCGCGGTCACTGCCATCGGCCGACGAACCTGCCGTCGTTCCGTTCGGAAGCGTCTCGCCTGGCTGGGCGGAGGACGGGCCGAAATTCAACGCGGCCTTAACCCGCTCGATCACCGAAGCGAGGTTGTTCCAGGCGTCAAGGACGCCTGGAGGCATCAGGTTACTCCATTTGATTTCGCCTTTGTTGATCTTCTCGATCAGGTCGGCAATTCCATTCGCCAGTGACGCAAGGATGCCTGAAAGTTCGCGAAGCACTTCTGTCGCCGCTTGCACTGCACCACCAGCAAATCCGCCGAGCCATTTGAAGAAACCGTCCATCTTCGCGCCGTCGATACCGACCAACTGGGCGACCCCCTGACCGATGCGGATAAGACCTTCGCCGATCTTGACGATGTTGTTGACCGAACTGCCGAGGTTTTCGCCGATCGCGCGCAGATGGGGCGCAAAGCCGCTTCCGAAATCCTTCAAAGCCTGCCAGCCGATGGCGATGCCACGCAACGCCGCGTCGAGCAGCTGGAAAGAGCGCACCTTGGCGTCGTCGATCGTCAAACCCGAGAGGTCGATCTTGAAATCGAGCTTGCTGCGGAAGCCTTCAAACAGGTCTTGAAGCTTCGTCCAACCGGACTTTATGCTTGTCCAGGCAGAGGAAAGACCGGCGCTTACGATCGGGCCATAACGATCGAAGATCTCACGTCCGGCCTCGACGATGCGCCGGCCGCGATCGCGCATGTCGTCGGCGAACTGCATGAAGCCGGTTTTGAGGCGCTGCCAGATCTGACCGACACGAGGACCGATCGTGTTCCAGTTCTTGTAGATCGCCACAGCGCCGCCCGCGATCGCGGCGAGGACAAGACCAACGGGCGAGAGCAGAGCCGCGATCGCGCCGAAACCTGCGGCGACGATGGGCAGGATGATGCCAAGGGCACCGAGACCCGCCGCGACGAGGATGGCAGCGCCGGAGAACATGAGCGCCTGGCGCACCATGCCGCCAGTCTGTGCGTCGAGTTCCCGCAACCATTTCAGGGTGGCTTCCAGCCCATCATTGATCATCGGCAACCAACTGCCGAAGGCAAAGCCGACTTCGCGCGTGGCCTGCGTGCCGATCTCGCCGAAGCGGACGAGCTGCTGATTAAGGGCGCGCATCTGTGTATCGAAGTCGCGGTCGGTGACAGCGCCGGTCGCCTTGGCGACCTCATCCTTGATCCGCTTATACTCTTCGATGTTACCGAGCATCGGAATGAGGAAGTCCATGACCTGTTGGTCGGAGAAGAGATCACCCAGCTTGCCTGCGCCGTGGATCTTCTCCAGTTGCTCGCGCACGTAGGAAAGCGCATCGGCACCTTCGAGGCCGCTGGCCTTGGCCTTCTTCATCAGGCCGTCGATTTCGTTGCCGGATGTGCCCGTCAGCTTGACGATCTTCTGGATCACGGCCTCGATCGGATTGATGCCCTTGGTCGCGGCGTCCTGCATGACGGCCTGAATATCGACACCGGCTTCCTTGAAATTCTTGATGGTCGCGGGCGCGAGGATCTTCGAGAGGAAGTTCTTCAGGTTGTTCGCCGCCTCGGCCGGATCGGCGGTTCCCTTCTTGGCGATCTGCAATGCAGCGCCGAGAAAGTTGACGGCCTCGCGGCCGGTGACACCGAACTTCGCCATCTGACCGGTCAGTGTCGGCAGGTAGCGCGCCATGTCCTTCATTTCGAACGCGCCTTCCTTGCCCGACACGATCAGGCCGGCAAGCGCGCCGTCAAGCTGATCAGCCGGCAGCTTCAGCGTCTGCATGAGGGAGGTGGCGACACCGGCCATATCGTTGAACTGCGCATGAGCGGCGGTCGCCGCTTTGCCGATCCGGCCGATCGACTGGTCGATCAGCTTCTGATCGAGGCCGGCTGCGATCATCTGCCCGGCACCCTCGGCAATGGTGTCCGAGGTCTGGCCGATCTGCAGCGCCAATTCTTCATACTGGGTTTTCATCTTCGCGACGGATGCGAAGGCGGCATCGCCCGAGAGGTTGGCGATTCCAGCAATATCGACCAGCTTCTGTTCGAACGCCGCAGCCTGCTGGATTGGTGCCATGAAAGAGATGGCGGCGATCGCGGTACCGACAAGGCCGATCTTCTTGGCCATGTTGGCCACGCCTTCGAGGTTCCGTTTCAGGCCGCGAAGGGGAGATGACAGCAGATCCTTGAGCCGGACCAAGACGTCCAGCGCCATCGACTTTGCTGCCATCTCATTACTCCTGTTGTTTCAGATGTTCCCGGTAGGCCATGACGTTGTTCCACCAGAAGACCGTCGTTTCGGCGTCGAAGTTCTCGATCTCCGACGCCGAAAACCCGGTGCTATCGGCGAGCCCGCCGAACATTACCGGCCAGTTCTTGGGCCACTGCTCAAAAAATGGTTCAGCACCCGCCCGGCTCGCGCAACGTCTGCCAGATCCATCTTGTCGAAGATGGCGTTCATGATCGCCTGATTGATCCGCGTCGAACGGGAGAAGGTCACCACGGTCGTATGCTCGTCGCTGACAGCGGCAATAGCGCGCTGATCAGCGCCGACGAGGCGATGAAACACCAGTTCCTCGTAGGCCTTTTCCTTGACCTTGCCATCCTTCTTCGTGCGGATGGTGACCGGGAAATGCAGAGGCAGCGTTACGGAGCCGTCCGTGTTCCGGAGGGCATCTTCCGGCAAGGCGTCGAGCGGATTGACGTCCTCATCGACGACGTCGGCGCTCTTGCCGGTATCAAAGGAAACCGGACGATCTTCGTCAACGACTGTGTCGGTCGCCTGCACGGTGTCTTCATCGAGATCGATGGTCACGTTTTTCGAGAGTGCCTTCGTCATGCCAGGATCTCCTCAGGCGTACCACCTGACCACTTCAACGGGATCTTACCGCCTTCGCCGCCGGTGACTTCCGGCAGATCGCCTTCAAGGAAGGCATCGTACAGGACGTACGTCTGCCCGGTGTCGCAGCGAACCTGAAGTTCGCCTTCGCCTGGATCGAGCAGGGCCGTTAGGCTCTGGCCCTTCTCAAGGTTCGTCGTGACCGACACTTCCGAGCCCTGATACTCCTGGGCGCGACCGACCTTGCGGCCATAGGTGACGGCTGTATTCTTGATGCCGCCGATCCGGAACTTGCCGCCTTTTTCGACGGGGATGTTGGTCCCTTTCCAGACGATATCGACGATGCCCAATACTTGGGTCATGGGTTACGGTCCTTTCTTAGGCCAGGAATTCGAGCGACTGCGCGAAGACCATGAGGTTGCCGACGATGTCGACGATCGGCCGGCCTTCGAGCCGGTTCTTGTCATCGTCGGAGATGGCGAAGGTGCTCTGCTTGACGGTGGAGCTGACGTTCTGGATCCACACCTTGTCGCCGTAAAGCTTGCAGCGTGCCGCCCAGGAGGCCTTCATCCGCGATGGCGTGACGACAGCGGTATTCACCACGCCGCCGTCGTCATAGTTGGACGTCAGCGCCGCCGCACTGTCATCGTCGGCAAGCTTCGCGCGTGGATAGAGCAAGGAAACGTAGGATGCCCAATCGTAGCGAATGCGGCTCATGGTGGCGGGCACCATGATGTCCAGCCAGGCGCGATCGGCCACCCCGAGCGAGGTAACCTTGTACGTGGTGATCATGCGCGAGATGCTGGTCGAACCGTCGGAGAGATGGTCGAACGTCGAAATGCCCGTCCGAAGCAGCAGATCCTTTTCCTCTTCGGTAAACTGATCGGCCGGGTCCGGAGCTTCGACACCTGGCAGCACCAGCGAACGGAGCTGGCGAGCCGGATCGTTGTTCAGATGGAACGCGGCAAGTGCGCAGGCAGATGCCGCAATGTTCCAGGAGCTGGTCGGCGAATTCTTGAGACCGAGCGTCGTGAGGAAGGCGTTGTTCGTCAATGCCCCGAACGTGCCGAGGTCGCCGAAGGTGCCAGCCTTGGCGACAAACCCATGGGCATCGAGCTTCGAGGTCGCGAGATAGCGAACACGCAGCCATTCCGCGAAGGCCGACATGTTGGTTGCGTCGGACCACGGATGCGTGATCTTCGTGAACCAGGTGTTCTCGATCGCGTCGAGAGCTGTCTGCAGTACCGGGTTGCCGGTACCGCCCGCCATGGCGACGGTCGCGATCGTCAGACCGCTCGGGATCGGCTGCGCCTTTGTGTTGACCCGGATGTTGATGTCGTTACCCACTTCGCCGCCGTTTCGGGCGGTATAGGTGATGACGCCAAGCGCGGCAGAGGCGGTGACCACGCAAGCCGTGTCGGCGTTGACGGCTGCAGCAAGCTTCGTTGCCATGGTCGCGGCCGTGTCGGTCGAAAGCGCGGTGAAGCGGATGTCACGGCCACCGATCTTGAAGCGCAGAACCGTCGCAACAGCCACCGTGCCGGTGAAGGTCTGGGTACCGGTCGCCTTCGTTGCGCCGCCCGCATCCGCCATTGCCGTCACATAGAGTGGCGTGGTCTTGTTGGCCTTGCGGAAGCTTGCGACCTGCTCAGCGCCGATCGAGCCGAGGCCGAAATAGGCGATCGCTTCCTCGGGGCGCGTGACCTGGACGAAGTTACCCGGCGCAAGCGTGCCGGTGGCGAGCTTATGGCCGATGATCAGCGCCTTGTCGGGATAGGGCAGGACGCCGGTCTGCGAATAGTTCGCCTTGATCTCAATCAGCGTCGACGGCTCAAGCCAGTCTGACGGGATTTCATCGAAAACCATGGACATGGCTTACTTTGCTCCTTTGGGTTTACCGCCAGCGTCGGTGGCCGGTGGATCGTTTGCAGGGGGATCGCCGACAGGCGGCTCGCTCGGGACAGCCGGCACGGTCGCAGCGACAAGGTCGCCGTCAGCGAGACGGCGGCGCACATAAAGCGTGTCTTCCGCGTCCATGCCTTCGGCCGGCCAAGGGCGGCCGTCCGGCTGGGGGACTGTCCGGCCGTCAGCCGGTTTCAGGAACTTCGTCATGGTCCTCACTCTTGCGGTAGCTCGATCTCTTGAGAGACGGTTGGCACGTTCGGGTCGTCGGAGACGGCCCAGGTGACGCCGAGGCGCTTGAACGCTTCGGCGGAAAGAAGGTCGAAGGCGGGCGGCGCGGTCGTAAAGGCGATCTCGAAATCGACCTGCGCAATGACGACCAGGTCGTCAGTGAAACCGTCAGCGATGACGCTGTTGGCGAGCGTCACGTTGCACATGCCGATCTTGTCGAAGACAGCGCCCTGAAGGAGAGCGACGGAAACATCGATCATGGCGTCCAGGCCGAGGCCGCGCGCGTCACCTTGTTCGCAACAATGAGATTACCGCCCACGCGAAAATAGAGGTGTGACGCCGACCTCGGCTGGATCACAGCGCCGAACTGGTGGACGGCCGCATAAATGACATTCGTGCCGACGAGCACCTGGTCATTGCTCGGTCGGGAATTGATGCTGTCCCGGAGACGACCACTCTCCGTCAGGATGCGCGTATTGCGCTTTCCTTCCGCATATTCCGAGTTCAATGCCTGCCATGCCTGGCCATCCGGATCTGTCTGTGTAACGAAGCGCAGGTGGGTCGAGGCAACGAGTTCCGTGCCGATCGCGGCCATGACCGGCCGCGTGTTCGTCATTAAGCGCGCGAGCTGTTCGAAGCCGCGACGGACGCCGGCATCGCTGATGGTAACGGAGATCGACGCGCCGCTCATTGCGTCAGCTCCCGTCTCAAGCTCTTGATGTGAAGCTGACGACGCTTGCCGCTGTCGACGAAATCGAGATCAGCCGTCCAGCGATCGCCATTGACTTCTCCGACCAGCGAGACTGCACCGGTCTTCTTGTCCCGCTTCACGCGGCCTTTCTTCAGGAGTTGTTTCGGAATGACGGCATATGCGTCGGGCGTGACATCAGCCTCGGCATTGGCGCGGATCGTTGAGGCCGGCAACCGCAACTCGGTACCGGCCGCAAGATCGAGCGCAGCGGTATTCTTGCTGTTCGTGATGCCGACCGGCGTCCAGCTTCCGTCGGGCCACTTGCCCTTCAATGACGATTGAACGAAGGCGGCGATGTTCGCTTCCGTCGCGGTGACGGCCTTCGGACCAGGGGAGGTCTGATCGAGCCAGCTTTTACCCGGATTGTAGGCGAATGACGGATCCACGCCGAGCGGCTGATCTGTGCCGAGCTGGTCGAGATCGGGAGTTCTATCGGGCGCGGCCTTACCCATGCGCCGAAGTCCGCCACGCGAGACAGGAGTGACGAAGCAACCGCAGCCGTAGCCATTCGGCGGGTACGCCACGGACCAGAACGGATCGTCCGCGCGCAAGATCGTGCCATCCCACGCCTTATGTTGAAGGCGAGGATGCACAGCGCCGGAATGGTGATATTGCCAAAATGGGAACGTCGCGAGCGTGTCCGGCTCGGTCATCTGCGCATAACGGCCGGCCGCATAAGCGGTGCGCAGGTTGGTTTCAAAAATCGTCCTGGTGCGCCAGCCGCGATCCCCATTATAGGACCAGCCATGCCGCTTCACGATGTCGTCGAAGCCGGCGCGGAATTCCTCGAGCGTGGTTCCCTTTTCAAGGGCCTTCAGGATCTCGGACTTGAAGTCGTCGACGATCGCCTGTTTATTGGCACCCGCGACCATGAACATCTTGCTATGAGCGCCATCCCAGACGTCTCGGAAGCTTGTCGTGGTCGTCGAGACTTTCTGCTTCAGAAAGTCGATCGCCTCATCAAACGGCAAAGAGACGGCGCTGAGCGTCGAAGCCATCAGGGCGACGCCAACCACCATCGATTTCGAAGCACTTTCAAAGGCCGCTGACGCGCTTTTGAATAGTTTCGCGATCATCGGGCGAGCAGACGTGTCCTTGCGCGTCTGTGGGCCTCTATTCATGAGCGGCCCGCGATGTCGTCCAGCAATGATGCCTGCCCTGCGAGATGCGCGAGAGCCATGCCCCTGGCCATGGCTTCCGTCAGCTCGTCGGCCGATAGGTCGAGAGCGGCCAGACGCTCGGCCGCATCGCGCAAATCGGTCGCAGACATTAGCACGGCTTTAACCTCGTCGATCATGCCGCTCATCGCGCCGGCTGCATCTTGCTCCAGGCGTTCGGTCAGGGAATCGACGATCTCGTCTGGCGTCTGGCGCGCGTGGGTGCCGTCAAAAAGCCGATCGAACATCGCTTGCAGCGCCTTCTTGTTCTGGCGCGCGGTGGGCTGGTCTTGCTGGGATGGCGTAACCATTCTGCCGCCGACGAGCTCTGCGTCCGGTTTTGGTGCGGGAATGCCGAGCCGATCACGCATGAAACTCGCCTCGGCGGTCAGACCATGTTTGGCAAGCTTGTCGAAAGCGGTCGCGAAAATATCTAGCGGCACTTCGTCCGGACGGCCGATGTGGATGGTCGGGTACCGATCCTGAGGCCCGAAGTTGAACGCGATCATGTTGGGAACGAGCTGCATGTTCAGCGTGTCGGAGCCGTCGAGCGCATCTGAGCGTTCGATATCCTCTTGGACCAGCCGATGCTCCTGGGAGACGGCGTGGCCACCAGCAACTGCGTCCGTCGTAGTCGTTTGCCCGAGGACGAGCTTGGAGACCTGCCGGTCCAGCCAGTCGGCTCGACGCTCATACATATCGGTCGAGGTGCCTTTTGAGGCGACCTCATGAAACTCGACGAGCATCTCGCGCGGCATGATGGCGGCGCAATCACCGGCTATGCCGCTGACCGCGCGCCACAGGACATCCTTTTCCGCTTCGGTCGCACCACGCCCATACTTGCCAATACGGATCGGCTGGCCGTAGTTCTGGCAGAAGATCGCCCAATCCTTCACCGTGAAGCTTTTGAACATCCAGCACCACACGGCCACGCGAGCAATACTAGAGCGGACGGTCAGGCCGGACTTTGCCTTTGAGCGGTGAATGATGAACTTGTGGGGCGTGAGCGGCAGGTTTCCGGCGTTGTCGCGCAGCAGCAGGGTTTCGCCATCGGTCCGATCGAATGCAAACCAACGCTGCGTTCGCCACGTCAGGGCACGCGGGCAGGTATGGCCATTAATGTAGCTGGATATCGCCTGTGTGGTGCCGTCTGCCTTTTGGTCAAAGAATATGCCATCTTCGATCGTCAGCATTTCCTTGGCGACAGTCTTGGCGAAGTGGGCGCAATAGCCGATGAACTCCCGACCCTTCGGCTTTGTGTCGGGAATATAAAAGACGTTCTGGCCACCGGCCGAACGCTTTGCCGCTGCAATCAAGGTGCAGTCCAGCGCCTCGGCGAAGGTGATCCCGGTACGGCGACCCTTGGCGCAGACCTTCAGGGCGCTTTCGTCCGCGATCCACTCGGCCTGATGCGCCATGAGGACGCCTTCAGCCAGCGGGTCCAGTTCGTCCGGAATGTCGCCACCACGCGGCAGCTCGTCGATTAGCTCTTTGGGATCGCGGGCGAGGACAGGCGGGTCTTTCCATTCACCCTTGGGCAGTTCAACCATTGCTGCCTTCGTCCTTCTTTTTCGGACGAACGCCGAGGAACTCGTGGCGGGCGCGGGCGATCGCTTCCTTCGAGATGCCAGGCTCATTGGACAGGACATCGAGAGCCCTCTCGGCCTTGTCCTTCATATCGACTTCGATCCTGCGGGCCTTCTCTTCGGCTTCCAGCTTCAAGCGACGACTGGACGATGACGCCTGCGCTGCAGAGGCGGCACGCAAGGCATTCGCGAGTTCCATCGCGCCCTTCGGGCTGATGCCGGCATCACCGCCCGCCTGAAGCAATTCGAAGATGAGGGTTTTGATGGCCTCAGCGGCAATCAGGGTCAGATCGTCGGAACCGGCTGCGTCCATACGTTCCGAGATCGTCGCGGCGATCTCGCGCGTCTGCTCAAGCCGCCGCGTCATCTGTGACAGGCGAATGGCGTGGCGGTTGAATGCGGAGAATGATGGAATATCAAAGCCGAGGCCAAGCTCGCCCTGGAGCGCAATTAGCTTTTCTTTGAACTCGCCATAGATTTCGAGCTGCGTCCGGCTCCGATCGGCAAGCTCCTGCGCCGCCCAGGCGATCACCGGCTCGCATTCTTCCGGTAGCAAGTCGATGGCGGTGAGCCGTCCGCGTCCCTTCGCCGCCATTGTTCAACCTCTAGCCGTAGGGCACAGCACACCCGGAATGCTGATCAGGTTTTGAAGGTGCAGCTCTCCTCGCTTGGCAAGGCGAGCGATTTTGACCGTGTCGGCCTGGACGATGGTGACCGCTCCCATGTCCTTCAGGAAAGCGTACTGTGCCTCCACCCATTCGCGCGGCTTGTCGATCAACAGCTGCGTCAGCAGATAGATCTGCATTCTCGCCGAAGAGATCGCGTTGTTGTCCTCTTTGGCCAATTCCTTCAGGATTGCCAGGCGAGCTTCTTCTTCCATCAGTGTGGCCATGCTCATTTCTCCGCGTGCTCCAAAAGGTAATCCTGCAGTCTCAGGTTTGTGGCTGCGATCGGCTTAAGCCGCTCGTCCATGGTGTCGAGGCGACCCAGCACCCTTTCCATCATCAGCTCCAGCGAATGTATGGCTGCCCCGGTCGGCATGTGTTCGAGATCGTTCTCAACTTTCTGGATGCGACGATCGTGTTTGATGAGCGTGGTTTCCGCTATGGTGAGCCGCTCGTTCAACTTCTTTTCGCCCTCCGAGAGGAGGTTCCGAATGGCGGCAACGAGATTGAGCGCCGAGAGCGCGAGCGCGATCATGGCCGTCAACAATGAAAGATCGAAATTCATTTGAGGCTTTCAGCTCGTTCGAAGTCGGCCTGACATTCCAGGCAGCGTGTTGCGGATGGATAGACGCGAAGGCGGGCGGGCGAGATGCTGCAGTCACAGTCTTTGCAGCGCATGCGGCCGGTCACTGTCAGAGCGCGAGAGGCAGCAGCAATCTGCGCCTCCCGCTCCTCTTCGCTACGGCGATCGGCGAGTTCGAAATCTCGCTCTGACATCAGCGATCCGGAGAACTTGCGACGACCGAGGGGTTGATGTTCAGCACCGTTGGTGCCGCTGACACCAACGACGGCAGCTTCGACAGGATGATATGCTTCAGTGCCTCATCATCGACGCCGAGGGCGGCGACCGTATCCGGGTTCTTGTCCTTCACGTAGGTGATGGCATCTGCAATGACGCCCGCTGAGGCTGCAAGCGACGGCGGTGCGCCCAGCTTGGCAAAGGCGTACTTCAATCCGTTCTCGGCGGCGAAGTGCAGCGCGCCCCGCAACTGGCCTTCGACTTTCAGGCGCGTAGCCTGGTCGGTGATCCCGAGCAGCCGAATAATCTGGGCAATGACCCATGTCACCAGAACGCTGAGTAAAGCCTCAACGAAAGGCAAGCCGTAGGAAATGGCGACAGATAACAGTGATGGATTGTCGGGCGTCTGCCCGGCGTCCGCTGCAAAGGCATACGGCGCAGCAATCCAGAGGAAAAGCAGAGCAGCTATTGCGAAGGCGAAGAGACGTAGTGGAAAGATATCGTCGAGAATAGGGAGTAGCTTGCGCATCGTGGCTCCTGAAGGTTGACGGTGTTAGTTGGAGCCGCTCGACTTTGCGCGAGCGGCGTTGATGGCGTTCAGCGCATCGAGCACCTTCTGCGGCGCGCTTTGCAGCGTGACGGACGAAGGGTCGGTGCAGAACTCCTGGGTGGCGGCGAAGGCCTTGGCCTCCGCGTCGATGACAGACTGCGGGAACTTGAAAACCAGCTTCAGAAAGCTGAAGGCGAGATCCGCCTCGGCAACCTTCGGGCAGTACTCCGAAAGGCCGCTCTGGATCTTGTCGTTCGCCTGGTCGACTTTCTCTGTGGTCACGCAGCTCGTCGCGGCTGCAGATGCAAGAGACAGGGCGGCGATCGCCGCAACGGATGCTAAGCGCAATGGAGCCTCCTAGGCTTCGTTCTTGGAGAGTTCGCCGCTGGGCGTCAGATAGACGCGACCGTCAGTCGGAGCTTCGCCGGTGATCGGCCACCGAATGTCTTCCAGTCTGCCTTTGTCGATCCGAGTGACAGACACGCTGTTGCTCTGGTTGCCGCCGAGGACATGGTAGGCCGTCTTGTCTTCACCAACGTAGAGGCCGACATGACCGCCGCCCGTCCGGTGGAAGGTCAGGATGGCACCCAAAACAGGGGTTTTCAGCTGCTTGCCGAAGGTCGACCAGTTGAGCGCGCCTAGCGGATTGGCGGGAACATGTTCGCTCGGCAGGGTCTCGGTAATGCAATGCGAGATGAATAGACCGCACCACGGGATATCGTCGTTGTTGTAAAAGGTCTTGATCCAGCCCCCGAGCTTCTGCGCCCATGAGATAATGGTGGGGTTGGATTTCGCCCCCGCGATCTCCTTCAGCCCCATGAAGCGATAGGCCTCGCGCATCCATGCCGGGTGAGCGGGAGCGGTCGGGACTGGCTGATAGATGGTAGCACTTGACGGCGGGTCTTGGCGCAGCAGAGCGACGGTCTCGGTCGTCGCGGTACCGGTAACCTTGATGTCGTTTTTCTGCTGGAAAGCTGAAAGGCTCACGCTGATAGCGCGTGCCGTAGAAGCGCCGGCCGGAGCTGAATAGACGCCACGCGCCTTGAGCCGCGTAACAAGCCAATCGTCAAAACTCTGCATGAAAAAAGCCCCACCAAAAGCCGATTTGATGGGGCGAGACTACTTGCGCGCGAGAGGCTATATCATGCCCGCAAAGGCTGGCGGGTGGTCAGAACATTTCAATCTGGCGGGGATCTTTCTTACGCCGAGGCGCAAGCGGTTTTTGTTTCCGTGCCCGTTTCAGAAGGCGTTCAACACCGCTTTCTGTCAGGCCAAGCCGTTTGGCTATATCTCGATTGCTCAACTCGTCACAAACATAACGCCGAGCGCGAAACTCACGAGCAAGCGGAACTCTTATATAGCCGCCCGGATACGATTTGGCTAGACGATGAGCAGCATCATTGCCAATGGTCGCGGACAGCTCGCTTCGCGACAGATCCGCCGGCACATACAGCCGAACGCCCGCATGGGCTTCGACCAGCGAGAAGAAGCCATCTTCGCCGAGCAGCGCCAGAAGGTCGTTGAACAGGTCTTCAGCCACGGCGTACCTCCAACTGCTGTTCGATGATCAGGATCTGACTTGTCACGGCTTTCAATTCTCCGATGATTTCGAGGCGGCGGTGTTCATGTGGCCGCATCGTTTGAAGGCGCATCAACAGCGCGTAACGGCGGTCTCGAAGCCCCTTCAAATCGTCAATCAGGAAGAGAGGCAGGACCGCCGCCATGATCAGCTCTCCGGGTTCCAGCGAATGATCACACCCTCGAACCGGCTTCCCTGGTGGCTTTCCCGCCAGAAGCGGCCCATGGTCTCGCGCGCCGTCGCGCCGATCAGCCGGGCCGGCGCAAGGCCGGCAAGCCTGCCAGGATCGAAGCCGTCAGAAATGGCGAAGGGCTCGATCTCGTCGCGGTGCAGCGGCCGGCCGTCGATCTCGATGTATGCGATGCCCGCATCGAGCAGGTCGCTGGACATGATGACGATCGGCAGGACGGCGATGCAGACAGGATCGGGGACGATCTTGCGGCAATGACGTGTCCGCAAACCGACGAAGAGCTGTAGCTGTTCGCCCTCGTGGGCGTGGCGGCGGCGGTGCCCACGGATGGTGTGGGTTTTCGAGCGATCCTCGATCTGTGGGGCGAAGTAGGGTTTGAAGCCGTACGCGACCATCACGCACCAGCCTTTCCTGCGCGGACGCGTTCGCCAAGGGCGTTCATGACCGCTTGCCAATGCGACGGCTTCAGCTCTGCCAGCCATACGATGCTGATCCCTGCCAGCCGCGCCGCCTCCTCGTCAAACCCTTTGCGGACCACGAGGCCTGCGGATGGATGCAGGATCTTCCACTGCGCCCAGGCGATCTTTGCGCCGTCGCTGGCCAGCCATTCGTAGCCGTTGGTATTGCCGAAGCCGACGCCAGCCTCTCTGGCGAGCCACGCCTTCAGCCCTTCGATCGCCTTGGCGGCATCGTCCGGATAGACTAGGAAACGGGTATGGTCGATACCGGTCTGGCGTTTCACGAAAGCCAGCATGGCCTTGTCGTCGCGTTCGCGGGCGACACCGAGGTTCCAGGCGGCAATCCAGAGCGCCTGGAGCTTCTTGGCATATTTTCCGGTAAGCTTCTGCCGACCATTCGCGCGGCGCTCGGCCGGCTTGAAACCAAGACGACGCAGTTCAGTTACCACGGCATCTTGTTCGGGAGGCTGCATCAAAGTGAGGCGGGTTTTGCCGGTCACGCGTTCGTAGAGCGCGCGCCTATCGGCGTCGTCGGAAATGCCGAGTTGCTTGCCGCAGCTCTCGCTGTCGCCCATCAGATGGGAGCTTTCTAATGAACCCCTACTCCGAACCGGAACGCCTTACGGTCATGCTGGCCTGCTGCTACAAGGCCTCGCAGCAGCATTTCTCGCACCTGCCGTTGCGCTACCTCATCAGCCCGCCCAACCACATGTTGGACGCGGCGCTTGCGCGACAGGTCGCCCTCTACATCTTCCACGACGAATTCAACGTTCCGCGTCGACGCATCGTCGCGATGCTCGGCATCGCACGTTCGACGATGTTGATGGCCGTTCGCGTCATTGAAGCCCGACGCGCTGATGGCGTCTTTGACCGAATGTACCACCGCGTAGCCTCTCGCGCCGGCGACCTGTTCATGGCCGAGCTCGCGAAACTTGCGGAGGCCGCGTGATGGCCGAGTTCAAACTTATTCCTATCAATCAGATCGTGGTTCCGGCGCGCCTGCGCGCTGTTGAGGAAGAGCATGCGCTTGCGATCGCTCAGAACATCGTCGAGCACGGCCTCATCAACCCGATCACAGTCCGTTCTACGCCCGCATCAAAGGCCGGCAATTGGACATTGGTTGCCGGCGCTCATCGCCTCCGCGCCTTCGAGCTAAATCAAGAGCCGCAGATTGAGGCCATGATCGTCGAGGGCGACAAGGACGAAGCTCAGCTCATCGAGATCTCCGAAAACCTCTTCCGCAACGACCTGTCCGTGATGGACCGGGCCATTTTCGTGCAGTCCTATCGCGATGTCTGGGAAAACAAGCACGGTAAGATTGAAGCGGGTCGCCCCGGAAATAGTGCCAACTTGGCACTATTGTTCGAGACGGAGTCAGAGAGCGGCGGCTTTTCTCAGCATGTCGCCGATCGCATGGGCCTCTCCAAGCGTGCATACTTTCGCCTGAACGCCATCGCCCAAAACCTCCACCCCACGCTGCGTTCGCAGCTTCGCGGCACCCCCGCCGCCGACAACCAGTCTCTTCTTCTGAAACTAGCCAAGGAAGGCCCAAAGCGGCAGCAGCAGATTGCAGCCGCGCTCAAGAAAGAACCTGACATCGCGAAGGTTCTGGAGGCCGCGAAAGAGCCGCCGAAAGAAGTTTCCGAGGCCGACAAGCAACGGGCCGTTCGACTTGATCTCGATCGCGCATGGAAGTCAGCCGACCGCATGACGCGCGTGCTGTTCGTTTTCGACATGCTGGTCGAGGCCGGCGTTGCCGACGAACTGCGCAATCAGGTCAAGGCAGCGATGGAGAAGGCTCGATGAAGACCGATCCTTCACAGCTCGACTTCTGGAGCCAGGAGATTTTCCCGGTTCGCATGCCGGTCCAATCCATCGACATCGACCACTATCGCACCAAGATCAAACGCGCGATGGCTCGGGCCATTCGCGAGTGCCCCCACGATCGCCCCACGATCGTTGCCCGCATGGCGCAATATCTCGGCCTGGCGAACGTCAGCAAGGCCGCGCTCGATGCCTACACAGCCGAGAGTAAGACCGGCCACGATGTCACGCTAATCCGCTTCACTGCCTTCGTGCACGCCACGGGAGCCCTTTGGCTTTGGGATGAGGTCGCCTCCATCCAGGGCGTCACCGTCCTCATTGGTGACGAAGCACGCTTCGCCGAAATCGCCCGGCTTCGGCAAGAGCGCAAGCGCATCGAGGCGGAAATCCGCCGCCAGTCAGCCCGCCCCGTCACCATTGCGAAGAGAGGCGCATAGGCATGACCGAGTTCCTGACCTTCAACGAACTCCTGGCGCTCTCCCTCCCGGGCCTCCCTGCCTCTCTCAGCGGCTTTGCCAAGAAGGCAAAGGCCGAGGGATGGCGGGCGAACCCTGCGCTCTTCTGCAAGGCGGATGGGCGGGAAGGTGGCGGCGGCTTCAAGTATCATGTTTCGCTCTTGCCGAAAGAGGCCAGGGATCGGCTCACCTTCATCACCGCTGACACGACCGATGCGGAAACGAAGGCGGTGAAGGCACGGAAAGATGCCCTTTGGGCACGCTTCAACAAGCTCTCGAAGGACCATAAAGCCATCTGTGAAACGCGGCTAAAGGTGCTTCGTCGCGTCGAAGAGCTGGTGCGCGATCGTTCGATCCGCCGCGATGCTGCCGTTGCGATTGCGACGTTTGACGCGGGTGTCCAGAAGTCAGCCTATTACGAATGGCGGAAGATGACCGAGGGACTTGATGCCGAGGACCATCTGGCGGCGCTCGCTCCCGACTTTGCCGGAAACGATGGCACTGTTGCCGATCTGGCAGAATGCCATCCCAAAGCATGGGAAGTTCTCACATCAGATTATCTGCGCCCCGAAAAGCCGGCATTTTCCGCCTGCTATCGCCGTATGGCAAAAGCTGCGAAGCGCAACGGATGGGAGCCAGTTCCTTCCGAGCGCACGCTCCGTCGCCGGATGGAGGCCGATGTTGGCAAGGCCGCTGCATTGCTGAAGCGGCAGGGCAAAGACAAGGCGAGAACACTGGTCCCGGCACAGCGCCGCAGCCGCGCGCACTTTCATGCCATGCAGGCCGTCAACATGGACGGTCACAAGATCGACGTGTTCGTTGACGTGCCCTGGTCAAAAAAGCCGGCGCGCTTCTATCTCATCGGTATTCAGGATCTCTATTCCGGCTTGATCCTCTCTCACCGCCTGGCCGAAGCCGAAACTTGGGAAGCGGTGCGCCTGGTGATCGGCGGCATGGTCGAGCGCTATGGCATTCCCGAAACCATGTACATCGACAACGGCAAAGCCTTTGCTTCGAAATGGATCAGCGGCGATGCGGTGCAGCGTTTCCGCTTCAAAGTGAAACCGGAAGATCCTCGCGGCTTGCTCACCACGCTCGGCATCAACGTCCACTTCACCCGGCCTTACGCCGGCCAGTCGAAGCCGATCGAGCGCGCATGGCGCGATCTTGCCGAGGCGATCTCAAAGCATCCCTTCTGCAGCGGCGCATACACCGGCAACAAGCCGGACGCGAAGCCGGAAAACTACATGACGCGGGCGATCCCGTATGAGGAGTTCCGCCGCCACGTCGCCGAGCAGATCGAAGACCATAACGAGCAGCTAGGCCGTCGCGCTGAAAACTGCCGTGGCCGAAGCTTTTTGCAGACCTTCGAAGCGAGCATGCGTGCACCTGCGACGATCGTCCGTCAGCCGACTGCCGCGCAATCATCGCTCTGGCTGCTCGCGTCCGAGGCCATCAAGACGAAGAAGGGCAGCGGCGAGATCCACTATCAGGGCAACCGCTATTGGAATGTCGCGCTCAACCAATACGCGGGCGACAAGGTTGTTATCCGCTTCGATCCCGACGCGCTGCATCAGCCAGTCAAGGTCTACGACCTGAAAAGCCGTCTCATCTGCGAGGCGAAGTGCATCGAGAATACCGGCTTCGACAACGTCGACGACGCCCGCATGCAGGCTCGCCTCGTGAAGAACCATATCAAGGCGGTCAGGCAGGTCGCCGATGCCCATGCCACGCTCACGGCGCAGCAGCTCGGCGAAATTTACTCCCGAGGCAACAAGCCGAAAGCAGAGCCGGAGAAAGTCCGGCCCACGGTCACGCGCCTGGTCACCAGCGGCAATCTCGCCCTGGCACCCACCCAAGCGCCTGCTGACGCCATCAGCGAGCAGCATTTTGAAACCCTATTCTCCCGCGCCCTGGGCATCGTCCAGGCGAACGGGGTCATTGAATTTCCTTCGGGAAATGCGCCGGTGAGTACTGCGTCCGGCGTCCACGTAGAGCCGAAAAGTAATGAGTACGGTTCCGGAAAAAAGAAGGGCGGGAAAGCCCGCCCAATAATCAGCCCCTAAGGGCATCCATGGAGCCATTTTAAATGAACATGCATAATAGCACAAGCCAGCTGAAAACTTGGGATCGCCCGTCGCGCACTCCCGATGTTGGTGGGAACAAATCGCGAGCTGATGTCGATCTGTGGCTTAACCTCATCGATCGCATCATTGCGGTGGGAAAGACCTACGGATGGACCAAGGCCGAGGTTGCTAGGCGTATCGACATGCCGGATGGGACCTTCAGCCAGTATTATTCCGGCAAATATGAGGGTCGCCTGGACAGCTTGAATGAGAAGGTCGCGCAATGGCTCGACGCTCTTCAGGAAACCGCTGGCATCGCCGCCGCTATCCCGCAGTCACCATCCTACATGCCCCTGCGCGGTTCGATTGAGATCATCGAGACGCTGACCTGGGCACAGGTCGCTCCTGACTTCGTCATGATCACGCTCGGCGCGGGCATGGGCAAGACTGCGACATGCCGCCAGTTTGCCCGCACCCGCCCGCTCGTCTTCCACACGACGGTCACTGAAAGCACCAAGACCGTCCACGGTATGCTCGTCGAGCTGGCCGAGCAATTGGAGGTGCGCGAACACAATCCCGCCCGCTTGGCACGCGCTATCGGGATGAGACTGCGCCGATCGGGTGGCGGAACGCTACTGATCGTTGACGAAGGTCAGCACCTCGACGATGCGGCGCTCAATCAGTTGCGCTACTTCGTTGATGTTTACGAGTGCGGCGTTGCCATCGTCGGCAACTCGGAAGTCTACAGCCGCTTCACCAAGCATCGGAGCGACCGTTCCTACGCTCAGCTCAAAAGCCGAATTGGTAAGCGCCTTCATCGCACGCAGCCATATGACGAAGATCTGGCAACTTGCATCGCCGCCTGGAACGTCACCGATCCGGCCTGCATCAAGTTCCTGACGGGTGTCGGCATGAAGGGTGGCGCGTTTCGCCAGATCGACAAGACCATGCGCATGGCGATCATGGCGGCGATCGGTGAAGGCTCCAGCGTCGTCGAGCTGCGGCATATCCAGTCAGCCTGGAAGATGCGCGACGTGGAGGACATGGCATGATGTCACTCGCCACCGAGCTGTTCGCCATCGCCGACGATCTGCGCGTAAAGTCTACGACTGGCGCTGGCCTCGACCCCGACCAGATTGCCGAGCTTACCGATTTCCTGTCGGCGCTCGCTCGCCTTGCCCACAACCAGGAGCAAGAGTTGTCCGTCTTCCGGCTAACGGAAGCCGGCGACATCGGCCGCACGGTCATCAACGACCTTGCCACGCAGGCGATGGGCAATCTGATGATAGAGGACAACAAGATCATCCGCCCGGAATTCGGGAGGAAGAAGACATGATCCGGTCATCTCAGAAGTTGGCAGCATTGCGTGATGCGATGCTCAACCACGCCCTTGTCGGCGGATCGATATCGGCGCTGATCACCGCCGATATTTGCGAACTGCTCGACAACGTCGCTGCTGATTGCGAGCAGATGGAAAAGCGATTGACCGGCGATCTGCCGATCAATGCCGGCGCAGAAGGTGGGAACATTATTTCCTTCATCGCCCGTGCTCTCGCAAAGCGCGATCAGCGACCAGGAGAGACGCCATGAAGTCCGGCGTTCTCACCATCCGGATGTCTGATGCGGCCAATGTCGCGACGGAATTGACCTTCGCCTTGGTCAAAGAGCAGCGCATCGAGCCGACCCCGGAGCTTGGCTTGCCCACCATCACCGACGCCATCGTCGACGTGATCACCGCCTGCAATCGTGTCGAAAACGCACGTACCGATCGCGACGAGCAAGCCGCCTATCGGGCGCTCATGCTGGCCGCCCGCAGATTGCGGGTTGCCCACTCCGTAAAGAAAACCTTCCAGCAAAGCAAAGGCTGAAACCATGAACGCAGTCATTCTCGAAGATAGGCCAGAAGCCGGCCTCGTCCTGGTCAACGGCAACAACTATATGCCAGATGCCAAAGGCAACCTCGTCCCCGTAGAGATGATCTCTGCAGCCGACAAGCTGCAGGATGAGGTTGTCCGTAAGATCATTGGCTTTGCCGATGAACTATCAGCACAGATAGCGCGGTTCCGAGGTCACACAATGACGGACCTGGGCGACTTCGACGCCTTGCTGGCGCAGGAATACAACGTGAAGATCGGCGGCGCGAAGGGCAATCGCACCTATCAGACGTTCGATGGGCTGATGAAGGTCAGTGTTCAGGTCGCAGATTTCATCGACTTCGGCCCGCAGCTGCAGATCGCTAAGAAGCTACTCGATGAGTGCTTGAACGAGTGGTCGGCAGACAGCCGCCCGGAGATCCGCGCAATCATTACCCGCGCCTTCAACACCGACAAGGAAGGCAAGGTTAACCGATCGGAGATCTTCATGCTCCTTCGCATGGATATCGTCGATGAACGATGGACTAGCGCAATGCAGGCCATCCGCGATGCGATGCGGATTACCGGCAGCAAAGAATACGTCAGATTCTACAAGCGCCAGACGATTGAAAATCGCTTTGAGGCGATCACCATCGACCTAGCTAAGGCGTGAGATCATGATTCAGCTTCAACCTATATTCGTCGGCGAGGCTACGCATTTGGCTGAGCAAGATTTCCAGATCGCGTTCAAGAATTATGAGCGTGCTAGGAAAGCGGACCAATTCATCATCTCGCCAGACAAGCTGTCCACCCTGGCCAGCATCGCGAAGGTCTTTTGTGCCAATCATCAGTCCATCGACTTGAACCCGAACCTTTTCGAGCACGTAGAGCATTTCACCGTTGAAGAGTGGTTCCCCTGCAACAAAGCCCTTCGAACCCATTATTTCCTTCACGCGCGCCAGAGCTTCATAAAGCCATCCCGCACGCGAAATGAGCATATCTTTCAATGCCTGAGTGTTGCCACGCAATCCGCCGAAGTTGTCTTGGAACGCGGCCAACTCTTGTCGTTTAAAACGAAGAAAGTAGTAGTGAGGAACAAGCGCTTGCTCGATCCTCATTTTGTCCGCGCGCAGGGTCAACGCGACAATCTCATTGTGGCTGCGCTGGGAGACCATGATCGTGACGAACGCGGCGCCTACAGCGAGCATACCTGTGATGAGGGTCTGATAGTTATAAATGATCGTTGCCCAGCCGTCGCCGAGATCCTTGTAGTCGCCCGAGGCCGGAGGATGGGGTCCAAATATAGCAGGTGGAAGCAACGCCATTATCAAAATGACAATCCCGGCAGCAGCCACCGCCTTCGTTCCCTGTTGGAACATTTTTACTCTCCTGCGGCCCGTACGACCGTTTTATGCAATTTCAATCGTCAGTTCATAGAGGTCAATCAAACTCCAGAAGCCCTTAAAGACTGGCGCAAAGGCTCTATCAATTCGGGCGGTCTGCATCGGGATATCCTGCATGAGTTCCATCCGGTGAATTGCCGACTTCGATCTTTCATTGGCAAGACCCTGAGAGATGGGAAGATCGAGGCCAGTTCGTCTGCCACGAGAGTCTGCCAGTTCCCAACTTTGCCTCTCCCGTTCGCGCTCCTCGTAAGACCGAATGCTGCCCATGAGCGACACCACCGCATCCAGCAAGATCTTCAGGTCGCTAGTAAGATGGCCACCGAACAGCAGAGCGGTATCTCCTTCGCACAGGGGCTGCAGATAGCCGTGAATTTCCTTCACCGTTTTCTTAATCTCAGGGATCTTCAGAGCAACGTCCGCAAAGAATTCATCAGGCAGGCTGTCCGGATCGGGGTTATCCCACTCGAACTTGTAGTCTCTCATCTGCTTGTAACAAACTCGGAGCTTTCCAAAGGTGGGGTAGAGCGCTCTTTCTACCTTCAAAGCATCTGGTCGCCGACTGAGTCGCACCAATTGCTCGTGACGCTCTCGTTGCTTCTCGTCAATTTGTCCCATCTTCCAGATCGTTCCGAGAGCCGCACCTACAGCCATGCAACCGGTTATGAAGGTTTGGTAGTTGTAAAGCGCCGTCGCCCATTGACCGCTGAGCCCTTTGTAGCCCTCCGGTTCCGGCTGAGGAACTCCATAGACAAGCAAAAGCAGGGACCAAACAACGAACAGCCCGATGACTACAATGCTGGCGGTATAACGCGCTGTGGACATTTCTTTTTCAACCTAATCGAACACAAAAATAGTAGTGGATACCACCATAACGACAGTGCCCCAGCAAGCAAAAATGCGGAGGCAGCATGATGGTTATTTCCAAGGATATGCCGGTAGCGGATGGCATCGTATTCGACGATACCCTCGGCTTCAGCCGCAGACATATCCAACTCCTGAAAGCGCGCCGCGTTCTCTTCCTCACGAAGTTCTACGATGAGGACGGTGACCGCTGGTTCGATGGTTCGATCATTGCAACCGACATCGATGCCGCGAGGGCCGTTGCCTTTGGACGTGGCCTTGGCGAAGAAGTGCTGGGGGAGCTGATATGAGTTCCGCTCTCGCCGCCATCCATGCCGGCTTCAACCATGCCTGCAACCGTGGTGCTGCCGACGAGTAACCATTCCAGCAGCCGGCAAGCGGGTGGAATGGAGGGGATAAAGGGATTTCGAGCGCCAATTTTCCCGTGTGTTTTCGTCATTGTGGTATCCAGCGGAAAAACGGATTGTGGGGGTGTGGCACGGGCGGTGACAGGACTGGACAGCCGGGGTTGACTGACTGAAACCTTGCCGACCAGCTCACAGGGCTGGTACCGGACGAAAAGGGCTAGAACAGCCATCCGTCCGCGCCACATCATGCGACAGCCCTCTGGCTGTCAGTGGACTCCGCACGGTACTCGTGCGAAAGAATTGTCGTGGTTTTTTTGGGATATCGATCCGGGAAAAGCTCGGCCGCGGGGATACTGAGAAACGCAGAAATAATGGCCTCGTTTCCCTCGTTTGGCCGAGTCCAGATCGTCCGGAAGCCGCCGGGTGATTTGTTGTTCATCTCCGCCAACCGCGTCAGGGTCATACCCCTGCTACGCAGCTCGGCGAGGATGAGATGACGATCCCAGCGTTTCGGCTTCGCCATTTGAGCCTCCTGCACAAGGTGGATGTTTGCGCATCCGCCTTTTGTTGACACTTGAGTGAGCAATCGCAGCCTGCAAACGCTGGCTGCTAGAGATACAGATAAGCACATTTGTGCTTGTTGGCAAGCATAAAAGTGCTTGCATGTTGAGGCGCGTCATTTGGTTGAAGTTCAGACGATCGGCGATCGGGTGAAAATGGTTCGAGCGGATCTCGGCCTATCGCAGCAAGAAGCTGCCGATAGGCTGGGAATATCCGTGCGTGCTTGGCAAAAGATGGAGCGGGATGAGGGCACCCCCAGCGGTGAAACGCTGATCCAGTTCGAGAAGATCGGGATCAATCCCGGCTGGGTATTGGCTGGATTAGGCCCGAAATCCTTGGCAGGCGACGATCGTGCGTCCACGCCTGAGCGTGTCGACATCGTCCTGCTGCAACGATTGGGCGATGCCGTTCAAGCGGTGTTCGTCGAGTGCAAGCAGACTGCCCCACAAAGGGCAATCATGGCAGAGGCGGCGGGTCTCTATAATGAGCTTCTGACAATGGTCGCGGACCCGAGGGATCATCAAGTGGTCGTCGCCCTGATCCCTGTTCTCAGGTCCCGTTTTAAGGAACGCTTGGTAAAAGCGGAGCCTGGAGCCGGCAAACGCTCGGCCTCATGATCGTCGAGCCAAGCCCGGATCAACAGATATTGCGGCAACACTCGACAGTTCCCGGCAAAGTAGGCCAGGTGGCGAGCATTGACGATGTGAAGTTGAGGGTCATGCAGTTCGTAGATAGCATGACGAGATGACCGCATGGATGCGGTCAACGACCTAGAAATACAGCATGATAATCAATGTGCCCCCACGGCATTGCTAAACAAAGAAGTTGAAGCTAGTGACCCCGGTTTCCACTCGCAAGGGGCGAGTATCTCTCCGCGCCCACATGACCTTAAGTATGCTTACTTTCGTGCCTGATATTTTAGGCGTCGTTGCTTTCAGGAGGTTGTTTGCCGGCCGCACGCTCCAAGCGCTGCAGTTCTTTAGAGACTGCATCGCGGATGAACTCTGCACGCTTGTTCTTGCCGACCAGGGCGTCAATACGTTTGTCCATGCCTTCCGGCAGGCGCACAAGTATTGCTTTCACGTTGAGTGGTGGTCGCCCCATGCGACGGGAACTATCCGATATCGGAAAGTCAGTCAATCTCGCCTCCAGGCAGCACACATAACCGATATCGCTTATGCCTTCAACGATAAATAGGCCAGGGCGACCGAGCGGTAGGGTTGCGTGCTTGGAAGGTTGCTAAGCACCGGCTCGAGAGGGAGAGTTAGGTCAGGTATGGCTGACTGCATTTGTTCTCGATGAAAATGAGCTCATTCGCAAAACGCAGTTTTGCTTTTGGACGGCTTTAGCTTGGACAGGTGAAGTCGAATCGTGCTTCAAATACGTTCAAATAAGTGTTTGGGGTAAGCGAGTCGAGATATGAAACCTATTAGTAAATCTGCAGTTTGGATTTGGGGTAATTTTGACAAATTTCTTATTGTCGGACCGCTCTTACTTAGCTTTATCGGGACGGCATGGGTGTCATATTTAACACTCTTCATGTCGAGCTATTCGCCGCTATCCTGGGTAGCGGCAGGACTCTTTGGGCTTTTGATTGTTTCGTTAGTATGCTGGCTAGGTACCCAAGCATACTCGAAACTGCTAATTGCGAAACGCACAGCAGGGATAATAGCGGAGACAAATGTAAATCCGCTGGATGAAAAATTTGACCATAAAAAAATCAGATTAATCGATTTCTACAGTCCACAATATATTAGCCATAAGAATAAGGACTTTAGAAACTGCCACCTCGCGGGGCCGGGTCTAGTCTATTTTGTGGGAGGACTATACGCCGAGGGCATCGAATTCCGCCAAGTCCAGGTTGTCATTGCGAAAACCAATTCCTCTAAACCAATAGCGGTTTTCGGAATCACTGTGTTTGAAAACTGTAAATTTGTTGGCGGGGCTTTCACTGAGTTGACGATGCTTATGAGTAAGGAGACCTACGATTCTATGCCTGCGGAAATTAGGAATTATTTGCCGGTTATATCCGATGGTATCTAGACCGAAAGTACCGCAAATGGTGGGCAAACCTCGCTGGGGCTATTCGACTGCCTGCAACTCCGCTTTTCGGGCGTTTCGGATGGGTTGCCTTAGGTTTTCCCTGCTGGGCAAACCTGAAATTGGAATTTGAGCATCGTTTGGCTAGCTGTCACTAAAATTCGCGCGTGACGGCGGATGGTACCACTTGTATTATTTTCAATAACTTGAACGTGTTTTAAGCCGTTTCAAAGTCGATTTGAGGGCTGATTTCAAATCGGGCACGAATTACGCTGGGCTCTCCGGCACTCCGCAATTTGCAGCGGTCTTGTGTCAAAACTTTCATTCCGCTTTTTCGGCATCTTTGTCCCTAAAGCCCTTGTTTTTCTTGGCTTACTCGCTCGTTCTCAGATAATCCCGGCTGTTACCGGATATTCCGGTTACTGGTGGCGGACAACATCCTGCCTTGATCGAGGCCAGCAATCTGATTGATTGTTTCCAAACGATGATTGGACGGAGAGCCAAGACCGAACTCCATCAGTGGATCGCCTTTGCTCTATAGCCGCATGGCTG